TCGGGAAAAACGTCGTCGTTGATTTATTTTGAAAAAGGTAGTATGGAATATCCATATGACAAAACTCATGAGAACGTTAAAATAAACGCGAGGAATGGTGTCATACCTGCCTTGTTTGACCATGCAAGCTTTGATAAATGTACCTTGACGGTGAAATTTTTGGAGATTTATGCAAATATTGATAATATCAGAGCAAACGCGGGCCAAATTTCGCAGGGGAAAACGCCGATGGATGCGACTAAATATGATATACATTACTTGACCGCGAATGTAGGTAAGGTGGTTGATAATGATCCTACGTCACATACTTACACATTTACCAAACCAGAAGATTCAAACGGCTGGACTGCGACAAACACAGGACTTTGTAAAGACGGCAGAACCCTTCTGGGGGAAGTCATCATGGACGTGTTTAAAATCCGACAAACCCAGCCCACGGAGAATAACCCGGATAGTTCGCGCAGTCATTTGCTGGTTCATTTTAATATGGAGTTTCCGGGTGATAAAAAAAGCAGCAATCTGGTAGTGTGTGATTTGGCAGGGGTGGAGAACGAGTTCAAGCAGACCTTGGATAAGATCTTGATTTTGGACAAGACGTACGCGGTGTCCGATAATTATGCCAGATATAGCTATAACAATTCGGTCTTTGAGAATGCGACCCAGAAATTGATGGAAGAAGTTGATAGCGAGGGAAAAAAAGTCTATATAGAAATAGACGATGACACGTTACTAAATAAAAAGAAGTCTTTGGCAGAAGCAAAAAATAAGGAAAATGCTGAGAATTTCAACAAAATGGTGAATGGTCTTAACCTATCAGTAAAACTAAGTCAGTTTACAAATCCGACAATAGATGACATAAAAATCATCAACGGTCAACCCGGGTTGGATATGGTATCTGAAAAAGATTATGGTAAAAACGATCCGAAATACGAGACCAAAATTTTTTTGAATTTTTACGAGTTAAACGGACAAGAAGAATTTGAAAAAACGTTAAACGCTATTCAAGCAAAATATAATGGTGTGGACGATATCAAAAAAGATATAGATAAGAATTCGCCGTTTAAATACGGGAATAAAGACTTGAAAACGGATTTGAATAAGATTTCGTATTTTTTAGAGAATAAACAAGGGAAAACGTTTCAAAACATAACGACCAAAAATGACATTGCAATCCATACGAATATAATCCAGTGTAAGCATAGTACGCAAATATTTATCCAGAATTATTTAATAGAGAAATTAAACGCTTACGTCCCAATCAACTCAGATCACACTATTCAAACTATTTCAACATATATAGACCCAAATTTCAATACAAATAATACCAATGAGACCCAACTTGCAAATAATAAAAACAAAAAAATATTGGTTGATTTTATACTTAATTGGTTAAATGCAGTAAGTTTACCTAATATAGAATCAAATGTGTATATTTACGGACCTCTAGATGCAGCACGCCAAAATATGGTCAAATATATCAACGCCAAAATAACTATAATAAGGAAGTATTATAATACTAGAATAACTATTCAAAAATTGAATAGCTTGGAAAAAGGACATACTATACTGGTTACAACCGGTACACGTTTAACTCAGGATGAATTTATAAATCGAGTACTTTTGCCTGCAAGTTCGAACACCATAAACCCTCATTATGATTCAAATTCAATCAAATTATTATTTGTAGATATAAAAACACACTCAGATTATTATACCAATTATATGGCTACAAAAAACGACAGGGATAAAAACGTATCGACGAATTTCATTAATATGTGTAAGAACAATAATACTACATATGAATATAATCATAAATCCACAAATAGCCATACAATTTTAACCACGTTACAATATTTTATTGATGCGTATAATAACAAACTTAAATGCGGTAGTACTTACGATCACGATATATTCGACATGTTTTCATTAGAAGAATCCGAAAAGACCGAAAACAAATACAAAAGTATAAAATTAACCGATTATAATAACTTGATTAAGTACATTAAGACTATGGGTATCTCTGATGTAGTTACTGTATACAATTGCATTCGTGATATACAACTCCTATCAGACGAACCAAACTTATCCGAACCAAACTTATCCGAACCAAACCTAACAGTGGACTCAGACAAAAAATCAAAACTACACTATCCAAACCTCAAACCGGTCGCCCCCAATTTAAAAACACTACCCAAACCAAACCAACGCGCATCAATGATTTTGATATTAATATACCACATATTCATATGCGGTATCCTAGAGCAAGATAAGGGGAGGATGTTATCATTATGTCCAAACATATTATCTATTCAAAGTATCATGGGTATTCAATTTAATAGTATAACCAGTCCAGAGGGTGTCCCCTTAGTTCCAGAGGGTGTCCCCTTAGTTCCAGAGGGTGTCCCCTTAGTTCCAGAGGGTGCCACCCCAATACCAGAAGGAGACCCTCCGCAACTCGACGAGGCAACACAAGCGCTGCCAGTCGTCGTCCAAGTCCCCGAAGTCGTCCAAATAACCAGTATATCCGAATCTACCAAAATATTCTTACATTTATCTGAGCCGACTGATCCGACTGCGCCAACTATACAAGATGTATACGCCAACTACAAACGAAACAAAAATCAATATCTATTTGTACTCATGTGTATATGTTTTATGGACACAACATTTACGGAAAAAATTTTCGCAGGCTCCAAGGTGTCTGAATCTGTAAATTCTGCATCTAACAAATTAACAGCCTATATAATGCCGCCTACACCCAGTACAAACAAAGAAAGACAAAAACAAATAGATAAACAAATAAAAGAAGAAATACAAACCCAAATACAAACCCAAATACAAAACCCAATTGAAAATGTAAAAACATCTTTATCAACTAATATTACTAATTTAAAAGCCTTAATGAGTGGTCTCGATTCCGATACGATTTCATATACCAATTCCGATAAGATTTCAAACTATATAATCCCTCCATTCAGAGCAAAAGAAGATAACGATAAGAAGGCTATGTATACAACTAATAAAGAATACGATACTCTTACATCTGATATTTCACGGGATACAACAGCCAAAGACAAAAGTAAGGAAACAAAAGTCCTAATTGAGAGTGAATCCAAGAAACAAGTAATCGACGTAAAGGCCTGCATCGAAGACGCATTCAAAGACTACCAAAAAATGATTGCCAAAGACGCCATCCGTTATTGCATGTTATACGAAAACTCGATTCGCCGTAAATTCGAAGGGTACGCCATCAACGCATCGTTGAACGCAATGCGCAAATATTTGCCCGAGCTTTTATTGAAAAATGTAAGAAGCGTGGGTTCCAAATACATTCCCTTTAATTACATTACCGAATCGACCGTTGCGTGTTATGATACTCAGCATCCGACGAGTAGTACACCTACATCATCTAATCCACAATCTCTCGATGTACTTTGGCAAAAAAACTATTTTGAATCGAATGAGGTCAAAACGGAAAAGAGGTTTTTGCAACTCCAGAAAGCTACAAATTCAAAGACCGGTGTTATAGATAATACCGCCAGCGAACCAACGTCGAATGATTCGGGTAATTTAACGGGTAAACCAGCTAATAAAAACCGATTGAAGACTTTAACAAGTTCGATTATCGCAGCTAACTCCGCAGTTAACTCCATAAAGTCAACAGAAGACACCGAAATTGTTTTCAGTTCGATTCTAGAAAAGTTTAAATTAAAGGATGATAATTTAAATTTCATGATTTTTACCGTGATTAATACCACCGATGGGAGTATCGATAAGAAAGAAACTGGCGGCGCGCCCTTATGCGAGTATACAAACGGGGTCTGTGCGAATGATTACAAAATTACACTAGATGGTCACTATGCGCCTTATTCACAAATATCAATAGCTATCAGCAAAGAAAATAATTCATCTCTTAAAAACTTAAATCCATTTCCTAGTCCCGCTCCTACCAATATTAAAAATAAAATGTTGACCAACAATCCACCGTCGGTACCTTATATCAATACCTCGGACTTGAAACTCTTGGCCAAACAACTCGACATGGGTAGGCCAAATATTACCCCACAAACACGAATAACTAATTTTCTAACTCGATTATCAGAGTACCCATTTTATAAGCCTCAAACCGATAATACCTCTCAATTCGTTGTTAACAACGAGGATAACATCTTTCATAAAAATGCATATATGTATATTGTGAAATCGAAAGATGATAAGATACTTTACCCCAAAGCCCGAGAGAATCTAAACAAATTAATTCAAAGCGTCGAAAAAAATAACGAGGCCACCTTAATTGGTACCGCCAATTTTGTGAATTTGACCCAAATCCCGCAATCTTTTTTGAACCCGGTGTGTCTGGTTACTACCAACGCCCAGGGCTCAAGAGGCGGATCGGTGTCTCGTCGCAAACACAGACGCCCGAAAAATGTCACTTACCGAAAATAAGTAGCCGCACCGAATAATAACCATGTCAAAAATATAGTTATTATTCAAGAAGAGAATGTCATGGACACCCTGATACAACCCGCCCTTACCAATATAGCAAAGCAATCCCTGATTCAATCCATATACAATGCCCATGTACAACAAGCTCTCGCTGAATCCGCCAAACAAGCCCTCATCCATCATCTGACAAAGGCAAGTCCGTCGATATCTAGTCCCAATCCGTCCATCCTTTCAGACGCCCTCGCCGCATCGGCCAAACAAGCCCTCGTCACCCTTATCTCGAAAAGCAGTGTTCCTACTTCTCCCAATCCGTCCATCCTTTCAGACGCCCTTGCCGCATCGGCCAAACAAGCCCTCGTCGACCTTATCTCGAAAAGCAGTGTTCCTACTTCTCCCAATCCGTCCATCCTTTCAGACGCCCTTGCCGCATCGGCCAAACAAGCCCTCGTCGACCTTCTCTCAGCCCCACCCCCGGTTGAATGCCCCGATACCGCCGCCACCATCGCTTCCGTAGAGAACGACAAATTCATCGATTTGCGCAAATTGTCCGCTCTCTTGCAGTTCGACAATGCCACCATTGAGATCAAATTCGTCATTGATCCAGCGTTCGATCTAACCCAAGCGGCCGATTTGGAAAAAGCCTACCAACCACCCTACAAGTTCCATGAAACCATTACCTTTGTGGATAAAGCCCCCAATCATCAAGACATTAAATACGATCCCGAAAAGGATCTGGATTCCCTGATTCAACTCTCCTATTATACCGACAAAGGCGTCGAGCCCGGAGAAAATCGCAATCTCGAAAACGAAATCAAGCAAAGCATCGACCATCTCGTTTGCCGGATCGGCGGCCAGTCAAAAGACCATGTAAAAAAGACCCACGTCAAAAACGTCCTTACCGCAACCAACAACCGTCTTTCCGAGATCTTGAAACAAAAGGCCAAAGACGCGCTCCTTGCCCAGATCGGTACACCTAGCATGTTGGCAATCAAGAAAGCTTTAGCCGAATCGGCCAAAGCCGCCCTCCTGAAAGAACTCCGGCCGGAAACCGGGCTGCAGCGTCACCTGGAAAAACTGGCCAAAGACCATTTGCTGGATCATCTTCGTCATCCCAACAAAATGGCCGTCTTGAACCGGTTGACCCAAGCGGCCAAGGACAAACTCATCGACATGCTGCAAAACCACAAACAATATCGCGCCCAATCCATCTTGAAACGCGCCCTGGTTCGGCATATGGTCGGGAAAGCACGCGAACGCCGGCGGCGGATGGAGGAATTAAAACATCGTCTAGCGGAATTGGCGAAAGAACGGCTGAAATACGCGCTTCTCCATCCCAAAGAAACACAAATCCAAACCGCGCTAGAAGAGGCGGCGAAAAACGCCCTCCGAACCGCCATTTTGGAAAAAGCCCAAGAAATCCAAAAATATCCCGTCGCGGAAACACTGCGCGAACGTGCCAAAGAAGCACTAATCACAGAAATTCAGACAGCCCATAAACGCAATCAAGAGAACCAAAAACGAAATCAAGAGAACCAAAAAGCCGTGGAAAAGGCCTTGCGCGAAGCCGCGATCAAAGCGCTGAAATACTATTTGTCGGACGAATACAAACTCAAAACCATCCTGGAAGAAGAGGCAAAACGCCGTCTCGTGGATACCCTCTATGCATCCAAGCTCTTGGCCGAATGGAAACATCTCATCTCTCGATTTGCATTTGACGGGAACGTCTTGAAACAGAATTCGGAGGAGATCGTCCGCGTGTTGGGCGACAAGGCGCGTGATGCGCTCCTGGTGGAAGTACTTGCAGAAAAAGAACGCATAGCCGAAGAGGCCGAAGCTAAGAGAAAAAGGGAAGAAGAAGAGAGACTCGCACTAGAACGTATAGCCAAAGAGGAAGAAGATGAGAGAATAAAGGCCGAAGAAGTCAGAATAAAGGCCGAAGCTGATTTACTGAGTCGGAATCAAGCTCTAGTTCAAGCTGCGGCAGAAAATGCCGCGCGTAATGCGCTAGTGAAAGAGCTCGAAAAAGCAAACCTGGAATGGAAAGCCCAAAATACGGAACGAGTAAACGACGCGCTTCTTGCAGCGAGCAAAACTGCTCTCATGGAGAAATTGCAAGAGATACGGCAAAAAGCCGCCATGTTTCTTCAGTCTTGTACCCAATTGATTGGTCGATTTGTGTATGACGGAACAAACGAACGGAAGCAAATTCAAGAAAATGCAGAAAAAATAACGACCATCCTGGAGGGCAAATCGAAGGAAGCCTTGGTCGGAAAACTGAATGAAACGATGAAAAATGCCGAAAAACTAACGGCCATCCTGAAGGACAAATCTACGAAATGGTTGACAAAACACTTGAATGAAACGATGCAAGAACAGAAACGAAGGGTCCAAACAGCTGCTGAACAAATGGTCGAAGCATCGATAAAACAAGCGAAACAAATTGTCCAAGAATCTGCACAAATGGCCCAAGAAGAGGACCGAACGAGAAAACAAGAGATCCAAAAGGCCAAAGAAGAGAAAAAACGAGCCCTGGAAACCCAACTACTGAACGCAATCCATGGATCCGCATTGACCGAACTCCGCAAATTGATTCAAGCCAATTCCCCCCAAGAAGTGGCCGTAAAAAAACTACATGAAATGAAAAGATGGATTGCACGATTTAAAACAAAATAACTTACCAACTTACCAATCGACACTTACCTGTTCGTCTTCTTGCTCCTCGTCCACCGATTCAATGCGTACCACATGCACACGACGCAACCATTTCTCGTAATAAGTCTGGCATCTCGTCAAATATTCGAGAGAAATCCCGTCTTCCCCCTCCCTGTCGCGTTTGTGTATTCTCTCCAAACACTTCGCAGGAGTCGTTTCCAAGTAAACAACGGTATTTACTTGGAATTCATGCGCCGTTGCGTCGTACAAGGTCCGATACACCTCATACAGCATCGGTTCCATCGTCCCCTGATCGCGCATCATTTCCGCGAAAATGAACCGGTCGGCTTCCAGCGATCTCTCGCATACAATCACTTCGCAATCGGGATGGTCGCGAATCACCTGTTTGAAGGTCGCCAGACGACTCGTATACGCCAACACTTGGAAAGGAAACGCGTATTTGCCAGCGTCGGCATAGAAACACGAGAGAATGGTGTTTCCCTCCGCGTCGCATATTTTCGACCATTGGTCGACGGGTTCCTGCATAAAGACCACCTTCCCATTTGTCCCATTTTTTTCCAGTTTTCGCAACAAGGTCGATTTCCCCGCGCCGATATTTCCTTCGACGGAAATAATACGGGGTTTTCCAGTGGATGGTTGAGAGAGGGTATTCAGAAAGGCTTGCATGATATACAGGGAAAAGAGTTTTAGGAAGAGCATTCTCTCCATCCGACTGATTCAATTTTCTTCCATCAACAAACCTCCCTCTATTATAACCATGAACATCAACCGGATTTTCCTCTATCCCCTGTTTTTCTGTTTGGCGGTCTTTGTCGCTTATTTTATTCTGCCCCCTTCCGAACAATCCTTCCTTCTCTTGGGTTCCATGATGGCGCTCGTCTTTTATTACGGCGCCATTCAAATAAAATACGGCGTCTTTGCCCTCTTTGTCTTTGTCGTTACCATTCAACTCTATAAAATGCGCGACGAACTCGAGTTCCAGCAATCACAGGCCGAGTTCTACGCCAAGATGAAACAGGTGTTTTCCCAATTCAATTCTCTCGAGTCTTCCCCCACCGAGCTCATTCCGAAAAACATTATCCAGATTTGGGTACAGAAAGACGGCGGTGCACCGAAAATCCCGCAAATCCACCT